TTTTGCCGAGGCTTTAAAAAAGCACGGTAATGACGGATTTAAAGCTGTGACAGTAGCACAGTATGCAGATAGAATGTCTAAATGCACTTCTTGCGAGCATTTTACAGAGAGACAATCCTGTGGGTTATGCGGATGTCGTATGCCAGTAAAAGCAAGATGGAGGACTTCAATATGTGCAGACAATCCACCAAGATGGGTAAACACAAATGGCAAAGGGAAAGAAGGAGCTGATACAGATTCTAGCGACGGAGTATAATCTCCCTCTAAAAGAAGTAGAGAGGATTGTAAACTCCCAGTTTAAGCTGGTAGCTAAAACAATGTCAGAAGGTAACTTTGAGTCTATAAGGTTACCATTCTTTGGGGTGTTTAGAGTGAAGAAAAGTAGGGTGAAATATATAAACGATGCTAAGAGAAAGTCTATTAAAAACAACGGAGAATCTAAAAGTTGAAGCAACTTCTTATTGCCTAACTATAAAAGTATTTAAAGATATTGTAGACAAGTTCACCCCTGAAGAAGCTATAAAAAGGCTCTCTTACATTTATTTTATGTGTGATGTGCACTCTATCTATAATGCGTACGACGACAAACAGAGACACAAAGAAATAGAGGAGGCTGTATTTGGAAAAGCCTTTAAAGTAGACAAGCACACTAAAGCAGGTATGGAGGAGTATATAAGACATGACTCTTCTACTATGATGCTACTTAAAGCCTCTAGAAGATCTGTCTCTTACCTTAAAGACTGGTTAGAAAACATTGATATTACAGATGAAGACTACGATCCTGTAAAGCATGTAAGAATCTTAGAGACAATGGGGAAAACCACTAACGGATTAAAAGAGTTAGAGGAGGCTGTAAGAAAAGAGAGTGAGATCAATGATACCTGGGGAGGGGTTCAAGTGGATAAATACAGTGAGTAAATTTAAAGACACACATAGACTCTCTCCTGCAGCTAACTACTTTGATGAGCACGGATTTTATACCTCAGCACCAAAAGGAACTAAAGCCTACTATGATTTTTGGGACGAAGAAAAAGCAAGATGCCTTTACGGTTACACAACACCTGAAGGAGATATAACAATTTCAGGTTTCCACTACTTCTATCTTAACTACTGCAGAATTAAAGTGGTGAAAGATGAAATCCTTCCTGATGGGTCCACTAGACCTATGAGAAAGCAGTACTGGCCTAGGTTCTATGATAACGACTATAAGTACTTCACTAACCTAGAGAAATGTAGGGATGAGGACAAGCATATGGTGGTTCTTAAAGCACGTCGTAAAGGATACTCCTATAAAGCAGCCTCTATGCTTGCAAGGAACTATTTCCTTATAAAGAACTCTAAGAACTTTGTATTTGCAGGTATGAAAGAATACTTGACGGGCGTCGATGCTATCCTTACAAAGACTTGGGAGATTGTAAACTTTATAGATGCTAACACAGCTTGGACACAGCCTAGACTGCTAGACACAGCTATGGCTAAGACAGCCGGATATAAGAAGAAGGTTAGTGGACAGTTTATAGATGCAGGTGTACAGTCATCTATAGCAGGAGTATCCCTGAAAGACGATCCTGATAAAGTAAGAGGTAAAGCAGGTGAGCTCATATTCTTTGAAGAAGCTGGTGCATTCCCTGGTCTCCTGGAGGCGTGGGGTATGGCTATGCCTACTATGAGACAGGGTAATAAGACACTAGGGACAATGATAGCTTTTGGTACAGGTGGTACTGAAGGTGATGGATTTGAAGCCCTAGAAGAACTATTCTACCACCCTGAGACCTATGACTGCATGGCATTTGAGAATGAGTGGGAGGAGGGAATGTCCGGGACCCAGTGCGGGTACTTTGTACCAATTTATGAGATTTTAGATGGCTTTATAGATGACGATGGAAACTCACTTATAACAGAGGCTAAAGAGTTTGAACAAGGAGAGAGGGAGAAGAAAAGAGGTGGGAACGACGCTAGTGCTTATGATCAGTACTTAGCTGAACATCCTTTCTCACCTGCAGAAGCTACACTACAGGTATCCAGTAATCTATTTGACCTTGCACTCATCCAGGAACAATACAATAAGGTCCGTGCAAAAGCTTTACATGTTCTTGGCACAGCTGGAGACTTAACTCTAAGTGCTAAAGGAGAAGTAGTCTTTAGGCCTAACGGAGATAGAAAGCAGATAACTAAATACCCCCACAGAAAAGGAGATGATGTAAACGGAGCTATAGTGGTATATGAAACCCCTCATAAAGTAGAAGGTAAAGTACCTAACCTTTTGTATTTCTTATGTCATGACCCTTACGGCCAAAACCAATCTAGTGATTCAAGGTCCCTGGGATCCGCATACGTAATAAAAAGAGTGAATAATGTATCTAAACCTGATGATATGATTGTAGCATCGTATGTAGGTAGACCTAAAACTCAGGATGATTACAATAATAACATGTTCCTATTAGCTCAGTATTATAATGCTAAGATAGGATTTGAGAATGATAGAGGGGATGTTATAGGCTTTGCTAAGAGATTTAGGAAGTTACATTTCTTACAAGAAGAGTTTGAAATGCTTGATAAGAAAGAGTTACGGTCTAGAACTGTGAAGAGAAACTACGGTATGCACATGACCGAGGCTCGTAAAAGGCAGGGGGAACTTTACATCAGAGACTGGCTACAAACTCCTAGAGGGAAGAACATAGATGGGAAACAAGTATATAATGTGCATAAAATTTACGATCTTGCACTACTTCAAGAACTGATCAAGTTCAATCATAAAGGCAACTTTGACCGAGTTATGTCTCTTATGATAGGAATGTACCATACACAGGAACTTTATAACGCAGAGGTATCCGAAGTATTGGGTGATAGATCTGTAGATGAATGGTTTGATAATCAGTATCAATAATGTCTTATTATAAAAGACCGAGTAAAATAAATGGATAATATGAGTCGTCATGCGTAAAAAGTAACTTTGTAAGAATGTACAGCGAGATCCCAAACCAACGAATACCTCAGGCTAGAAAGACCAAACAGTGGGCCATCGACACGATGGAAGCATTTTTTTCTATAGCTGAAGACGGAATAACAAACAGGAAAGAGGAGCTCCGGAGGTTGTACGATTATTACAATGGAGTTATCCACGATGACGACTATCGCTATGTTGTGCAGCCTTACGGTAAGACCCGTAAGAACTTCCCTTCAAAAATGCGCAACTATCCCCTGATCAAACCGATCATTGACCTACTTCTGGGGGAGAAGGCAAAGCGTCCATTCAACTACTCTGTTACTGTACAAAATTCGGACTCCGTTTCCCGTATGGAAGAAGAAAAGAAAGGAGCTGTTTTAGAATCTATGAAGCAGGCCTTTGTGAATGAGGTAAATGCTATGGGTATGGAAACAGGTGTTCCAAGCCAAGAGCAACCGCAACTCCCAGAGGAGCTAGCTAAAATGTTCGAGAGGAGTTACACTGATACAAGAGCAATCTTAGGTCAGAAGGGAATGAATTATATCCTTCAAGATTGTCATGTACAGGAGAAGTTACAAAAAGCATGGTTTCACTTCTTAGTAGCCGGAGAGTGCTACACAGAGAGAGGAGTTAGAAACGAAAATGTTTTTTATGATATTCTTAACCCTTTAGATGTAGACTATGATCTTGACCCTGACCTTGACTATGTAGAGGATGGTGATTGGGCTATGGTCACTAAATATATGCACCCATCATCTGTAGTAGAGAAATGGGGGAGGGATCTTACCCCTGAACAGATTGATAAAGTATTTCAAAGTTCAGGATCTGGAAGTTTTGCTTATGACTCTACATTTAGAAATCGTCAAGAGGAATTACGAGATAGACTTGTACGAGTGAGAATACTTTACTGGCAGTCTATGCAAAGAACAGGATTTATGTCCTTCTTTGATCCTGAGACTGGAGCTATGGAAATGATAGAGGTCGAAGACGGCTTCCGAATCCCAAAAGAACTTAAAGAGTTTGGGGCTAAGATAACTTGGGAGTGGCACAACCTTGTGTACCAAGGAATTTGTATAGAGGAGGATATGTATATCAATATGCGTCCTTTCGATAATCAAAGGATGTCTATAAACAATCCTTCAAAGAATAAACTACCCATTAACGGTAGAAAGTACTCAGATGTCAACTCCAATAATATATCGTTGGTTATGCTGGGAATACCCTACCAACTTAATTATAATACCTATAAGTACAGACTTGAGTTAGCTATAGCACGATCTAAAGATATTATAGCTCAACTTGACATTAATCTCATCCCTAAGAAATGGGATATGGATAAATTCATGTACTATGTAGAAGGAACCGGCATAGCCTGGATAGACTACAATAAAGAGGGTGTTAAACTAAGCCCTCAGCATCAATCTGTTCTCGATCTGTCTATGAAGACTATGGGGACTTATGTTGACTTACTTAATTCTATTCAAATGGAATGGGAGAGAGTATCTGGTGTAAACCGTCAAAGGATGGGTGGGATGACACAGTATGATGGTAAGGCTACAAGTCAGCAGGCTATTGTACAGAGTGCACATACTACAGAGGACCTTTACAGGAAGTTTGCAGGGATAGAACAAAGGGACTTACAAGCTCTTTTAGATTATTCTAAAGAGGCATGGGTAAACGGTAAAGAAACTCAGTATGTTATGCCTGATGGTACGGTTGAGTTTTTTGCCATAGACCCACTCCCTTACCTTGAATCTGATCTAGGAATCTTTGTATCAGATGCAACTAAAGAACTTGAAAAACTAGCTCTAATGAGAGAGTTTGGTATGGGTATGGTACAAAATGGTACTCCTGCAAGTACAGTGGCAGATATAGTTGATTCTGAAAACTTCGTTATGATGAAGGATAAGATCAAAGAAGCTGAAGCTAAGATGCAAGAACTTGAAGCTGCTCAAGGCCAGGCTGAACAAGAAGCTAGAGCTGCAGAACTTGAGTTTAAAGAGAAAGAGTCAAATATGGAGAATATTAATAAAGAGCTAGATCGAAAGAATAAAATTGATGTAGCTAAAATATCTCATCCAGAACCTGTACCTCCACCAGTTCAAGATACCTCTCAACAGGTAAGAGCTAATGACATTAAAGAAAGACAGGTAGCAGAATCAGAAAGAACTAACAGAGCTAAAG